ACATTAGGTGGCGGCAATCTTCAGCAGCTTGATCGCCTGCGAGTTGCGGATGCGCCCGCCAACACGCTTGCGGATGTAAAACTGCACGAAGCCAGGCAGGGTGATTTCATCGCGCGTCATACGCATGCCCACGCGATCCGCAATCAGGTAGCCCTCACGGAAATCACCAAAGGCAATCGGAAACACGTTGGCGGCAACCGCCGGCATGTCTTCCGCCTCAGTGATCGGGTAGCCGATGAAGGTTTCCGGCTGATTGGCCGAAAGCGACGGCTGCCACAGATACGCGCCAGTGCCAGCGCCTTCGCGATACTTGCGAAGGGCAGACAGCACCGCCTTCGTGGTGACAAACCGCGCATTCGCGCGATAGCGCGCGCGCAACGCATAGACCAGATCATAGAACGTATCAGCGCTGGTCGGCAGCGCCGCTGCCTGGCCAGAAGCGATATACTGCAACGTGCCGAAGGCGCGCGAGGCGTCAGCAGTCGTTACAGGCGTCGGGCCATTCAGGAAGCCAGTCGGGCGGTTGGTGCCGTTACCGGCCACAAAAGCCGCGCCTTCGCCCTGAGCGATGGCTTCAGCCGCGCTCGTGATCAGCCAATTTTCGACGTCAAAGAAAAGATCATCCAAGCTTTCTTCCGACGCGCGCGGGCGGGCAGAAGCAAGGCCGAAGGTCGGCGCCACTTCGGCCAGGTCCGGCGTGTTGGTTTGGTTGCGCGTCGCCGCCTCGCCAAGCCATTCAAACGTCGCGCCGTTCACGTCGAACAGTTCCTTGTAGTCAGGGCTGCCCACCGTGCGCACGGTCGCAATCTGACGGATCGGGGAAATGTCCACAGACAAGCGCGCAATCTGGCGCTCGATCACTTCCGGCAGGGCAAAACCACCAGCGGAGCCGGTGGAAGTCACCGTCTGAGCGGCGCGGGTTTCAAACCCATCGTCGTTCATCGCGCGGGTTTGCAGCGCCTTCGCCGTTTCGCGCATCCGCATTTCGGCGCGCGGGTCGCGGGGATTGCGCACCCAACCGAGGAAGGCGTTGCGATAGGCCAGCGCTTCCGGGCTATCGTTATCGTTGGCCGTGCCAGCGCCACCCGGACGCGCGGCGCGGGTTTCAGCCTGTTCGATGCGCTTTTTCATTTCCGCCTGGGCATCAAGCACCGCGTCGATGCGCGAAAGCTTTTCGTCCAGAAGCGGGTCGGCAGCGCCGCGCTTGGCGATTTCGGCAAGGCGCGCGTCATTCGCGGCCTTGTATTCTTCAAAGGCAGCGCCGATTTTTTCAATGGCGCTGGAAAGAGCCTCAGACATGAGGAGTTCCTTTCAGGATCAAGATTGCAGGGAACGCAGCAGCTTTTCGGCTGCCCGGTTTGCGCGTTCGGTTGCGATCTCGGCCTCTCGCCGCTCGGCACCCATTCGCATCAAGCGAGACACAAGGGCCGTCGCCTGAGACTTCGACACGTCAGGCGCTACATCACGCAGCCACCGCTCGGCGTCGGAAGGTTTTAAAATCTCATCAATCGCAGCGGCCTTCACGCGCGTCACGCGCGCGGATTTCGCCGCCGGAAAAGTCACCAGTGACACTTCCCAAAGATCCACCGCCCGCACCGTGCGGATATTCGTCTTGGGATCGTAATCGTCTTCCTTGGTCATGAAGCCGATGGACAAGCCAGAAATGGCGCCAGCCTTTACAAGCGCAAAAGCTTCACGCGCCTGGGCAACGTCCATCGCCAAGCGGCCTTTCACACGAAGGCCGCGCTGGTCTTCTTCCATGCTTTCCCAGACACCAATCGGCATATCCTGCCGGTGCTGCCAAAGCATCGCCGGCATGGTTCCTGCCGCCCGATGTTCGGTAAGGCTCGCGGCAAAGGCGCCCGGCACAACGACATCGCCGTAAGCGTCTTCCTGGCCAAAGACAGAGCCAAAGCCTTCAATCACGCCTTCTTCGCCAGCCGCGCGCAGCGCAAGCGCGAAGTCGCGCGTTTCCCGCCGCGCGCCCTGTTCGCGGTTTTCAATCATCCGATTGTCCCTTTGCTTAAACCGCCGAAGCTTCCGGCGCGGGCGCAGCGGGGGCGCCATTCATGTTCGCAGGCGTCAAAGGCTCATCAAGGCCAGGCAACGGGTCTTTGCCTTCCTCGTCGCGCAATTCGTTGCGGGTATAAATGCCAAGTTCCGCCATGGCGCGCGCCCAAACGGCGCGATCCGCCATGCTGCCAGCCGTCAGATAGCGCGTGTCAAACTCACACCAAAGCGGCCCGGCGCCATCCAACAGAAACTCATCAAGGCGCTGAAGCCATAATTGGTGCCAAGGCGCCAAGGTATGTTTCAGATGCGCGGCAAAGAATGCCTCGCTACTTGCGAAAGTCGCGCTCTTGTCGGAGTGGCCCACCATAATCGGGAACACACCAAAGGCCCGGCAGATTTCTTCAATCTGCAAGCGGCGCGTCTCGACATGCTGAGCGTCAACGCCAGTCATCGCCATTGGGATGTATTTCATGGCGTTATCAAGAATTGCCGTTCCGCTGCGCTTATCCGCCGTGAAGCGCTGCCAAGATGCCCGCAGGCGATCCATCGCGGCACTGTCTAGCTTGGCGTCAGTCGTCAGGATGCCAGCCGGGCGCCCGCCGTTTTCATGAAGCTTGGCCTGCGATTGCTCGGCGGCCATGGAGAGCCCGATGGCGGAAGCCGCCAGCCGCACCGCGTTCAAGCCGCGCCAGTAATCCCACTGCCAATTCGGCAGATGAAACACATCATCCGGGCCAAGTTCGCCGATGAACCCAAATTCGTCATGGATGCGATACCGCACCTGATAGCGCGCCGTGCGCTCGATCTGATAATTGCCAGGCCGCACCGGGATTAGTTCACGCACGCGATTGCCGGCCATCACCTTTACCGCCAAAGCATCGCCGGTCAGCGCCGCGTGAAGCGTCATCGTGCGGCGGAATTCGAAGCTGGTCTGCCATTCATTCGGCCGGCGTGACAGCATCCGAAACTCGGGGATATTGCGCGCAAGCTGGCGCCGCCGGTTGGCATCTTCCCGGAACACGTTGAGCGCAGGCGTAGCGCAGCCGTCCGCAATGGTCTTCACACACGCCAGCACCGTCGCCACCTGAAGCGCTGTCTGCGGCGTCACCGCGAGCCCGGCAACCGTCGCGCCATAGGCGTCGTCAATGCGCGCCATCACCTCTTCGAAGGGGCGCGGCGCAGATCGCAAGGAAAGCGCACCTCGAAGGCGCGTGATCAAGCTCATTTCACAGGACCACCATCTCCGAGGTTTCAAGATAAGAATGGGCTTCAGCCTGCGCCGTCGCGGCCCCTACCGCCATCGCCAGCGCGATCAAGGCGTCAATGCGGTTCACCGCCCGCCGCTTGGAAAACCACGAATTGCCGAACGGATCGTTTTCCGTGCTGGCACTCATCATGGCGGAAATCAGAACGGGTGAACGGCGCAGCCTGATCCGCTTTTCAAGAATGAGCTGCTCCAGGATCAGCTTACTGCCGGGCATCCACAGCCCTTGAGCGCCTTTCTTTTTGCCGCCCTGGGGATGCTCCACCACGGGCAGCGTCACACCAAGCGCATCAAGCTCCGGCTCGAAGTGCTTTTTGAAGCCGTAGCTGTCGTATCCAACAGCGGCGATTTCATAGAGGCCAACCAATTCAGCCAAGCGCGCCGCGACAAAATCAAAGCGCACCATCCGGCCAGGCGCGGCATTCAGAAAGCCGTCCTTGACCCACAAGTCATAGGGCACGTTATCGCGCAGCGCGCGCTCGGCAAGCGTATCGCCAGGCGTCCAGGCTTCCACCCAAGCGTCAAAAGTTGGCAAGCGCACCGTGGCGCCATCCTCGCCGGGCAGGTCAACAAAGCCGGTCGGCACCACAAAGGCCAGCGCGGTTAAGTCTTGCGTGGCGGACAAATCCAACCCGCAGAAAACCCGCTCGCCGGTATGCTCCGTTTCCGGTTCAAACTCGCTCAGCACCGCTTCAAGCGCGGGCCGAGACATCCACGCTGTTTCGCTGTCCGTCCAATGGCAGAAATGCAGCCGCAGAATGTTGTTCAGTTTGCCCGGTATCGCCTTGGCCTGCCGCACCACGCCGGCTAGGTAATCTTCCTGCACCGTGACGCCGAGAAGCGGGTTCGCCTTCACCCAACAAGCCGGGTCTTCAAGCGGATCATCGCCCGGATCAAGGGCACAAACGAAGCTAAAGGCTTCATCGTCAATCACTTCCCCGACGAAGGTGAACACCTCGTCAGGCTCTCGCGTTCCGGCTGCCACCCGCACCGCATGCTGGTGTTCTTGCCAGCATACGCTTTGCCGGTCAGAGCCGCTATTCGTCGCCATAATGAGCAACGGCTGCCGGCGCCATTTGAAGCCGCGCTCCAGCATTTCAATCATCGTGCCGTTGCGATGCTCATGCACCTCGTCGCACAAGGCGCATGATGGGCGCGGGCCGGACTGCCCGTCATCGGATGAAATCGGGCGGAAAAAGCTGCCCGTCTTTAAGTCCGCCAAATTCCAAACCGGGTTGCCCCCGGAAGGCGTCAGCCGTCCCGATAGCGCGGGCGACTGCTGAAACATCGCAACCGCGTCCCGAAATAGGACCATCGCCTGGTCCTTTTTTGACGCCGCCGCGTAAACCTCGGCCCGGTCCTCGCCGTCGGCCGTCAGGCAATACATGCCGACGCCGGCCATGAGCGGGCTCTTCCCGTTGCCCTTGGCAATCTCGATATAGGCCCGCCGA